AGGTTGCTACTGTAGTTCCGTTTCCGTCTTTCCAAGTTACGTTGAAAGTAAATGTTGTAGCTGAAGGCGCATATCCTGCGTTACTCAGTTCTGTCCAGATAAATGCTTGCTGATTTACTGATGCTGTTACTACGTTGGTAAGTTGTGCCTGTGGCACTGCTCTTTGTACGTTACCACTAGAGTCCAAACCTGCTGTCGCTCTATCGTGTGCATCTATGATCTCAGTCATGCTTTTTGTTGTTCCGTTGCTTCTGACATTACCAACTAAATCGCCTGTAAATCTGTTGTTAGAATCTATTACTGATGCTGCTCTACTTGATCCTGTCGTGATGGTACTGTTAGCAACACCGCCTACCGTGCCTGTATGGTTTCCAGATGTTGTTTGACTTCGTATGGTTGCTGAACTTTCATTGTCTACATTTCCTAAACCAATGCCTGCTGTCGTCACATTAACCTGTACCCAATTACCTGTGCCAGTACCAGTTGACCTGTAAAGTTTGTTACCGTCATCTGTATCAACCCACAAGTCTCCTGCCGCTAAAGCAGTAGGTGCATTAGCTGACCTGAATATTGTAGGTATAACTAAGCCTCCACTAAGTCCAACATTTGCAGGTGTAGTATTAGCGTTTAAATGGGTAGAGTTAGAGAAATCTGTTATACCTGTACCTCCTTTACTTGCAGGCATAGTGCCAGTACCGTCTGATGAGTAGTTGACAGTAGAATTTGTCAAGTCTGATTTAGCTGTAGCCGTACCGCCTACTGTGTGGTTTTCAGTATCAAAAGCAGAACGACCTGTCATACTTAAATGTGCAACTCTGAAGTTATAAGCCACTCCAACCTCAAGTCCTGTAATCTGTTGTTTCGTTTCTCCTTGTCCTGCAAAAGAAGTCGCATAATTTGAAGCTGATGCTTTTTTGTATTGAACTTCTGTGCCTATAATGAATGGAGATGCTGCGTTCGTCCAAGATGCAGTTACTGATGTGTTAGTAAGTACGTCAACATCACTGCTGTCTGTAACTACTGTAAGATTTGTAGGTGGTGAAAGTGTGAAAGCTCCTGTCGGCAGATCACTTCCTGCTACTATTGGGGTTTGATAATCGCTAGTGGCAAATGCAAATATAGAGTTGTCAGCTTCTTTTAGATTTAACCTTACACCCAACATCGGAGTTTCATCGCTTTGCATAACTTCCATATTTACAGACAAGACTTCAAATACTTTTTGATTGAAGCTAAGTCTTTCGTTTGTCACATATACCCAATCCGCAGGCTGTAGTTTCATGAAAGACATATCCACAAGACAGCTTATGGTTGTGTTAAATCTTTGATTGTTTAATGCAAGTCTACCTATTCTTTGTGCCATTGTGTGGGTCACGGTGAACGGTAGTTGTTTCTCCATTTGCTTGACATAATTTGGCTTATCATTTGCGACTCCGTCAGGAGTATCTTGTGTCAAGAAAGTAGAGTCTTGATAAACAGGTGCATCTGCTGCAATAAAGTTATTAGTTGAATCTACATAAATTGGTTTTACTGTGTTGTAAAGTTCACCTGTATTAGCATTTGTAGTGATTTGAACAGGTGCTAATAAATTGTCATCATTTACAGTCAAAGAAGGAGTTTGTGTTGTTCCTGCAAAGATGTTGAATTGTCCGTTAGTATAAGAAAGTTTACCTGCCATAGAACTTAACAATCCTTCTATAACTCCACTGCCGCTAGCAGAAAAGTTTGTGAATCCATTAGCTGTGTATTTATCTTCAGTAGTGCTTCCGTCTGCTAATGTAACGTCAACTTCACAAGCATTAGCAGCTGCTGCTACTCCTCCTAAATTAGTAGTATCATTGATTTCAGAACTAAGTGCTTTGAGTCCATAAGTTGTGTCGGTCAAATAATCCCTTATACACAAGGCAGGATTAGTTCCTATTGGTTTGCCGCCTGAATCTGTCCAAGCTGTTTCTCCGCTTCTTGGGTCATAGACCTTTTTTCCTTTAACAACAAAGGATATGTTAGGCATACCTCCACCAAACTTTTCTGGATCAAATACCATTTGCATATAAACATAAGCGCAATCAAGAAACTTATCTGTAGATATCAAAGAGCTTTGTGCTACCGCATAAGCATTTGCTGCTGTTTGTGATCCATCTTCAAAACAAAATCTGACTAATCTTCCGTTAGAATCTAGCTTGTTCTCATTGTCAGTGTTGGAGAATTCAGAGTTTGTAACTGTAAAAACAGTGGTACTGTTGATAGTGCTAGAACTTGTCGTCAAAGTCGTGTCATTAAGTCTAACACTTTCTAAACTTTCTATTTCATGTCCTGCTAATACTACAACCATGTGTAATAAATAGTTGTCTGTGCCTGTTGTTTCTAGGTGTACTGTTGTTCCACCTACACGACATTTACCATAAATAATTTGTCTAGGTGCTGTTGCAGCTCTTGCTGCAAATTTAGTACCGAAATTACCGCCTGTTGCGTTCAGACCTTTAGATGTCATCCCACCTATGACAGAACCTAGTAAAGTAGTACCAAATGTTATAAGTGCCATTCCTGCTGCTGTACCTGCAAATGCTGCTGTTCCGAAAGTTGCTCCTCCTAAGCCAAACCCAACGACTGCACCTGCTGCTATAAATACAACAAAAGCTGCTGTTACTGCTGCTTTAAATGCTTTAGCCATGTATTCTCCATGCTCTTACAACATCTACGTCACTTTTTACAACGATGCCATCGTCATCTACACCTAGTGCATAGTAACCATCAAATACACAAGCCAATTGACTTTCTTCTTTGTAAACACCAAAGTCGCCTTTTCTTATGTACTGTTTATCTATTTCTTCAATACCAGAAGTTTTGTCTATTGCATTTTGTATTGCACTAGCCAATCCTTTGCCTTTTCCATATTTCAATATACATTGCATAGCTTCTTCTTCTGTTTTCCATTTCCATTCTTTAGGTAGTAAATCTTCTTTAGTCATGGCTTTTATAAATCCATTAGTAAACATCACACAATCCCATTCCCCCCAAGAAAAAGAAGTTTTTAACTTCCTGCTAAGAAAAGTATCAAATTCAATTTCCCAGTCAGGCAGTTTTTTCATGTCTACATACCAACATTGATACTTGTTTCACCTGTATTTGAGTTTTCTGAAGTAGTTCTTACATCCTGTTTTTGACCCCATGCTATTTGTTTATCGGCAAGATGTTGTACTCTATTGAAGCCTGTATCTCCACTGTTAAGGAATTCCTGTGACTCTACCGTGTATCTAAGATTAGATGGTCTTTCTAAGTCAACCAATCTGTTTTCGCAATCTATAGATATGATTGCTCCATCTGGAGTATCTTGTATTGTCAAATTAGTCATACGACCTTTGAATAATGTTAGCTCGCCTGCACTTTCATTAGAACCTCCCATTTGAAAGCCAAGAAATACTGTTACAGGTCTGTTTTGATAATTTTCTGTCAAAGCATAATTCAATATAGTAGAGTCCATGCCAGAAACAGATATTGATATACCGCTTGATTTAAGTTCTAAATCCTCTTCAACATTACTAATTCCAAGTAAAGAACCTGCTCCAGTGTAGGTTTCTGAGTTTACAGTTATATCATCTGTGCCTGACCATACTCTAATATCATCAGTGTCAAACTCTGCTTTGACAGCAAAAAACATTTGTTGTGCATCAGCACCAAGCCTACTGGATATTGCTGTGTCTATGCCTTGTCTTGTAGCCATTAGACCACCTCAATGCAAGAAAAACTTATGCCATATAAAGATGTTCTGTCAGCACTCCAATCAACAGTGTTCTCCTGTAATCTGAATAAACCTTTTGGATTTTGAAAGATCACAAAATGTCCGTTAGCTAATGTTGATCTTAACTTAGGCTCTGTTTGTACAGCGTATTGATTTGGACTTCCGCTTGTCTCTTCAGCATCTTCTACAGCCATGACTAGCTGTACTGGATTTGCTGTGGCAGATGCCGCACCAAGTACACCTAGATAGTCTCCTTTTTTTATCGTGCCACTGTTACTACCAGTTGTTTTGAGGTTTAGACCTGTAGCACCTTTTACATTCATCTGTACTTTGCAACCACTTGTAGCACCTTCATTTACCAACGTGCTATCGGTTACTACAACTGTGTTACTGGTTTTAGTGGTGATCTTGTGAGTGCCATTGTTTTCTTCATTAGTCATGCCAGTTATGTGAATGAAGTCTCCCACTATCGCATTAGCGAATGTGCTTGCATTTGCAGTTATGGTGTTTGTATTTGTAACAGTCAAAGATACATTGGTGTTAGATACCCTATTCTCGGCTATTAGGTGCGTTGTACCGAACGATCCTGTGTTGGTTAGGGC